TGCTAATGCAGTCAACGGCACTGTAATGAACATCGCATCTGCCTCGCAATTTGGCGGAACATCATTCATTAATACCGGAACCGTTGTAACTAGCGCATGGGTTGATGCAGACGAAAGTCATGCACACCTGGCTATTGAGGTCAAACAAGTCGCTGTGTTGGCGGTTGGAACCACGACCGTTGGCGCTTGTATTGGCTGGCAGCAAGGACGCTAATTAAAACCAGGTGGATAGGTTCGCGAACCGACAAGCCGGAACCCCTCCCGCCGGTTTCCACCTGTTTATGGGAGCATGAAGGGAACATGAAATGAGAATTTTTTGGGTATCGAACGCACCGTTTTCAAAAAATGGCTATGGAGTTCAGACTAATCTATTCCTGTCAAAATTACAGGAAATGGGACATGACTTAGCCTGTCTTTGTTATTACGGTCTTGAGGGCGGGGCAATAAATTTCAATAAAATAGTTTGTTATCCAAAGGCAGCACATCCTTATGGCATGGATATTTTAGCTGCTCATGCCATGAACTTTAAAAGCGACATTATAGTTTCACTGATGGACGCATGGGTCTTCGATCCGAGAGCGACCGGCGGATTACCCTGGATAAGTTATTATCCTGTCGATCACGAACCAATACCGGAGAAAGTACGCACTAATATCTCACAGGCATTCGCAAGGATAGCCATGAGTAAGTTCGGGGTAGAGGAAACACACAAAGCAGGTTTGGATTGTTATTACCTACCCCATGCAGTAGACACGAACCTTTACAAACCAATAGATAAACTGGAAGCACGCGAGAAATTGAAACTGCCAAAGGACGCCTTTATTATCGGAACAGTAGCTATGAATAAGGGACTGCCAGCGAGAAAGAACTTCGCTCCCATGTTAGAGGCATTTGCCAATTTCAAAAGACGACATACTGATGCTATTTATTATCTGCACACCGAAGCATTGGGAATTGACAATCAATCGTTTAATATTCCCGAATATGCCAACCAATTGGGCTTGAGAATGGGTAAGGATATTTTCCTGCCCGACCAGTATCAGAAATTCATGGGTTATGACGATAACTGGATGTCACTCATGTACTCATCGTTGGACGTTCATTTACTGGCGTCAATGGGCGAAGGATTTGGGATCCCAACTTTAGAGGCACAAGCGTGTGGTTGCCCTGTTATCGTGGGTGATTGGACCGCATCTGGTGAGTTGTGTTTCGCCGGACAAAAGATTGACAAGAAAGATGCCTTGCGAAACTATACTGGACTGGCATCCTATCAATACATCCCTCATACTCGGCAGATCGAACGAGCACTGGAATTGGAACGGGATAAACCATCAAATAGAGAACGGGCGCGCAGATTGGCAGAAGAATACAGTATTGAGAACGTTGCTGAAAAATATTTGAAACCAACCTTTGTGGCTATTGAAAAGGATTTGAATGAGATCAAAGAACGGTATGCCAAAGTAGACGAAGCGAGGGCAAAATGAAAAACAATGCGGTTATTCTCCAACACGTTTACACCAAAACCGATATGTTCGGCAATGCTTTTGTAGATATGCTACGTTTAACTACTTTACGACACATGGCATACGCCAATGGTCATAATATGGATTACTGGGCTTTTCAAGGTGGACTTGAGAAAGAACACAAAATGGAAGCCGGTGCATGGGCGAAGATCGATCTTATGAAGATGGCGCTGGAACAAGATTACGAATATGTGTTTTGGATTGATGCGGATGCAGTCGTTATGGACTTTAATACAGACTTGCGAGAATCAGTTAAAGATATTAATATCGGAGCTTGCGTGCATGATCCAGCAAAATCTCCTTTCCTGAAAAGCATGAAAATAGATCGCCATATCAATGTGGGTGTCATGTATCTACGAAACACAGACGAAACACGTAAGTTCATTCAGGCATGGTACGACAGTTATCCTGGCGTTCCGCGTTGGGCTGAACAAGGTTCATTCAATAATTTACTGGTAAGCATGCCTGGTATTGTTACCGAAATTGACGATAAGTGGAATGCTACTGTGAATGTCAATATGGTTGAGAAGCCGGTCGTGAAAGGCTATCACGGCATTATGCCGGTAATTGATCGATTTGGTCTAATGCGGACTGACTGTATTGAGGATCACATAGTTTATAGGGTTTGAAATGCCGTTTAAATCGAAACGCCAACGCACTTGGATGCGCATAAATAAGCCAAAACTTTACAAGAAGTGGAAGCGGAAGTATGGAACAAAGGTAAGGAAATAATATGGCTCGTACCGGAATGAGTACACTGATAAGCACCATGCGGGGCATGTGTAATTTAGGCACAAATGATTACACTTTGGGTACTTCTGTATTCTGGCATGATGACCACGTTCAGACCATCCTGGATCGCCACAAGACAACGGTAATTGAAGATGAATTACTGGAAGTGGTAAATACTATTACTGGCGGATCGGTCGAATATAAAGTGTTCCATTCCCATTTTGGGAACTTCGAGGAAACCAGTGGCGGAACGACTATCTTCACTATTGAGGATTCCACCGGAGCGAACATCGGAACCAGTAATTACACAGCAGATTATGCCAATGGAATTGTTACCTTCAGTGCAGATCAGGCGGGTTCATCCCGTTATCTATCTGGTTTCAGTTATGACCTGTATGGTTCTGCTGCGGATATTTACAGAATGAAAGCGGGTGCGTACGCTGAAGCGGTCAATTTCAAGACCGACAATATGAGCGTGAATAGAGGTGATGCCATTAAACAATGCCTACAAATGGCGCAACAATATGCAATGATGGCTCCCGCAAAGACGGTTGATCTTACAAGGAATGATTCTATATGAGCATTGGATTGACTGCCAAAGAACTGACCTCTATCCGCAATGATATTGACGATTTGTTGCCGGATACCGGATACATTATTGCCATCACCAATACACCGGATGGGCAGGGTGGTCAGACTATTTCAACGGCAGTTACGGCTGGCGGAACTGTGTCATGCCGATTGGATGGCAGGATGATAAATATGCTCAAAGGTGGTGAATCGGTGGCAGGAGCTGCTCTGGTGTCATTCCAACAATTCATCCTGACATTACCCTATAACACGACCATCACGACCAATAACCAGTTTCTTAAAGACGGACAACTTTACAACATCACATCCGTTGACACAGATAAGAGTTGGAAGGCAAGTGTACGTTGTATTTTGGAGCGTATCTAATGCAATTAAGTTTTTCAGTCAAAGCTAATCTTTTTGGACTAGAACGCATTATCGAGAACTGCACGGTTGTTACTCCACAGATCGTGGCAGAAGCTGGATTAGAAGTATCTGGTTATGCAAAAGTCTTTGCACCTGTGGATACTAGTTATTTGAAGAACACCATTGACAGCACCATGATAAGCGATACGACTGCACGAATTCAGTCTAATGCAGATTATGATGTTTACCAGGAACTAGGTACTTATAAGATGGCTGCTCATCCGTTCCTTTCTCCGGCAATAGAACAGGTGGCTTTAAAGTTTATGTCCCCGCAAACGTGGACACCACTCATTTATGGTGGTTATATAACTGGTTCATACATGGGAATTAGTGATTAATCATGAATGAGATAAATACTGCTTTATGCACGACATTATCAACCGGAACGGCGCTCACTTCATTGCTGGCGGGTACTACTTCCATTTATCATTTGCAAGCGCCGGACAATGCTACTCTGCCTTATGTCGTATTCAGTCATGCGGGGGGTGGGGCAGATAATTTCACCCCGAAAGAAAGGGAGAACGTTCTGGAGTTTGTTCGCGCATACTCCGGTTCCAGTGCAGCGCAGGCAGGTTCGATCAATGCACAGATAAGGAACTTATTACATAAGAAAACATTGACAGTATCTGGCTACGCTAATTTTTGGTGTCAAAAAGAAGCACATCTTGAAAACATAGAGAACCTTACATCCACAAAAAAGGTGTGGATGGAAGGTGATATGTACCGTATAAAAATTGAAAAGACATAAGGAGCAATAAAAATGCCAACATATGCAGGATCATCTCTCGTAGTACAGTGGATTCAGGCGGCGGCAACAACCGTTTTGACCGGAGACCACAAAAGCATGACCTATACCCCATCCATCAATTTCATTGATTCAACGGCTGGGGCGGATGCTAATAAGACCTATATTCCTGGGGTCAAGGATGGAAATGCCACTTTCAATGCTAATATGCAAAGTGGTTCTAGCGCCGGTGGAACATCAACCTTCTCAACGTGCGCAGAAGGCAATCTTGGTACTCTTAAGTGGTATCCAGAAGGAACTACTGCTGGCTATCCGTATGAATCTATCCCAGCTTATTCACAGGGAGCAGCAAAAAGCTATCCCTATGAAAATGTTGTGGAAGTAACGGTTAATTTCCAGCAAAATGGTGCACATGCCGAAGGTACGGCCTAATTAATAGTGGGAGGAATATTATGGACGAAACAAAATATAAGGTTGCGGAAGATTTCAAGGCGACTGTTACGCTTTTTAGTGGTCAAAAAGTTGTGCTTGATATGATGAAGGTTTCAACAGCAGAATGGAAACAGGCGATCAAGACCGGCACGAAGGATGAGGAAGAATTTACTATTCTTTCGAAAGCCACCGGATTATCGGCAGCAGAACTGGGTACGATGCCTCAACCAGATTATCGTATGTTAATTGACGCTTTTATTAGACTCGGAACGCAACCTCTTGCAAACCCTACTTAAGCCAGCGTGTTTATAATGCGCTGGCTTGGGGAGATGCACAACCCTATGAACTGATCTGCTGGAGTATGGCAGAACGGTTCGGCTGGACTCTGGAATATATCGACAGTTTGCCAATGGCTAAACTACACGAATATTTACAGATAGAAGATGGCAAGGCGCATGCTATGAAATCTTTATCTGATAGGAATAAAAGATAATGGGACAAGTTGGTAATGTTTGGGTTGATATTGGTGGTGATGCCTCTGATTTAAAAAGAGCTGCACAAGAAAGCATTGCCTCATTAGAAAAAATCCGAGAGACAGCCGCCAATCTTGGACTTTCTAATGTATCTGATGATTTTTTAAAGCTCAACCGAGACATTCTTTCTACTGCGGACGTATCATCTAAGGCAGCTCAAGGAATTGATACATCAATGTCTTCAATATTTGGGGGATTTAAAGACTTTGGTATTGCATTGGCCGGAATTAATCAAGGTCTTGAATTGGTCAAAAAGGGTATCAGAGCAGTTGAACAAGTATGGGATTTTGCAGAAGAAGGATCGCGGTTTGCTAGCCTTGAACAAGCATCATATAGACTAGCAGATTCTTATGGTGCAAGTATGTCATCCATTGTCGCAAGTGTTAAAGCCGCATCTTTCAATACCATTACTGAATATGATGCCATGAAAGCCGCTAATCTTGCCATGACAATGGGTGTCAGCACTGATGCTACAGAAATTGCCAATCTTATGGAAATTGCCATTGAAAGAGGGCGTGCATTTGGAATAACAACAGAAGAATCCTTTGATAGGATTACACGCGGTATAGGTCGAAGAAGCACAAGACTTCTGGACGATCTGGGTTTTTCGGCTGACGCTACGCATGCCAATAAAGTATATGCAGAGTCTTTGGGAATTGAAACAAGTGAATTAACTGATCAGATGAGGGTTCGCGCTCTTTTCAATCAGATTTTAAAACAGGGCAATATAGAACTTGAAAAATCAGGGGGTTTGGCGGAGGATATTTCAACCCCATATCAGGCAGTAAGTACAGCCTATGACGAATTCTGGAATACGATAAAACAAAGAATTGCATATGAAGGTTTGTCAATAATTACTACTAAAAAAAAGGCGGATGTCATTAGGGAACAGGCCGTTTCATACGGTATTTTAACTGGAAGCTATTCGGATTATGTGGAAGCATATCAAAGACTATCTGGTGAAGAAAAAGGCAGAACATACAGTGCAGAAACTGGAATGACCTTTACAAATCCAGTATTAACAAAGGCACAATTTGCACAAGCCCAATCTTTGACTGCGCAGTACGATGCTTATAAAGATTTAAAAACAGAAATAGGAGGCATGACAGAAGCCACCAATAAATTTGGTTATGCACTCTCTGACTTAGTTGATGAAGAAAGTCTTATGGTTGGATTATCTGGAGAAATTGCGCAAGCCCATGAAACCTATGCAGAAGCAATGAAGCAAGCTGGGCGCAATACAACAAAACAAAAGACAGCCATTGATGATTTGAATGAATCCTATCAAAGTTTCATTCTCGATACCATGCAATCTCTTGGTTTTGATCCGATGGCAACCATGACGGTTGGCATGAAGTTTGGAGAAGTTGATAAGATGTCTATGGCTTTATTTGCTGCAATTGGAGAAGTTCAAGATTTGGGACTGGGAGCAACAGAAACCGCTGAAAAGATATTGGACATTTATAATAATTTTAATGAAGTGGATAATATAAAATTTCAAGATAAATCTCTCAATATTCTGGTTAATTTTCTTATAAATGGTATACCAACCTATGACTTTACTTCGTTTTCTAAATATATGATAGGTGGATTTGGCGGAGTGAATATAAACAAACCGCTTGATATTAATGCGAAACATGGTGGTTCCTTTGTTGGTCTGGCTCATGGTGGTATCGTTCCCCCTGGATTCTCTAATGATGGTATGCCGGTGTGGGTAGGAAGTGGAGAAAGACTTAATGTTACTCCTGCTGGAAATAAAACAATAAATGATGGGGGGGCAACCGTAAATAGATTTTACGGTCCGGTAACATTGAAAATAGATAAAACCACTGCAAAAGACGTAATGAAGGCATTGCAATTATGAAATTAACTCCTTTTACATTCAATGGTTCAACCATCAATGATGGAACAAATTATATTTCAAAGTTGATCGAAACATCGCACAATCAGGGTGCAGCGGATGTGATCGAATTGGGGCGCACAAATAACTTTCCTCTGTATGCCGGAAAAGAGCTTCAATCAAAGAATTTATTCCTTGCTGTTGATATGAAAGGGACTATTGCTTCACAAATAGAGAATGTGAAGAAAATCTTTAATATTTCGGATTATTCACAACATAGTTTTATTTGTAAGGATGAAAACAATTCAAACAAACAATGGTATATCAATGCAACCCCGATTAACGAAGAATGGGAAGCTAATGCGGTTACCTATACATTGAATACGGATGATCCTGTTTGGAAATCAGTTATTCAAGGCACACTGACCGTTTCTATGGGAACAGATTCTGTATTTGGAACAACCACGGTGGGAGGAAATAAATATGCACTACCAGTTATCCGAATAACCCCAACTGCTTCAAAATTGTATGGCTATGATTACAGGAGATTTGTTACTTTATATAATAACTCCACCAATAATTTAGGGGTTTATCCAGTCAATTTAACGGACAACGGCAGTGGAACTGCTTTCATTGCGGGTTCAAGTTTGGTAGCCGGAACAAAATTACTCTCTAATGGCGGAGATTTGCGAGTTTTTGTTGACGGAAAACCAACATATCATTATTTTGGCGGAACAGTTAATTCAGGTACAACTTTAATTTGGGCGAATGTTAATATTCCTCCAAAACAAGAAATGACTTTAGCTACAGCCATTGGCACTAGTTCATTCCCTGGTACTATTTGGTTCAAAGAAGTCAGTGCTAATAAAACGGCATTACAATCGATTCCGGCAAAAGGATTATTGGAAAATGCCGGAGAAGTATTTTATTATGATGCAAAAGACTATAAAAATTATAATGTATCTGGGGTTACCAGAGCTGCAAAGTTAACTACCGCTGCAACACATTCTGTTGGAGGAACATTCAATTGGCTACCGCATGATATATGGGTGGTATATGGTTATCCAACAGTGGTTTCTCAAACTATTCCGCAAGATAGAAAACCAATGTTGAATGGAAATACATCTCGGAATAATGTTTGGCATTATTCAGAATTTGGTACTTATGGTGGATTGCGTACGTGTCCGTGGAGACCAGGCAAACCTATCAGCAAGGGCGGAGAATCACACTGGTATACCGGAAATCAAGGTACGGAAAAGACAGATCCATTTACAGACCTGGGTTGTGCCATTGAAGCATATAAAAGTGGGAATAATTGGCAAGCGGAAAAGGCAGAAGTAAACTGGGTAGTATATCAACCAGCCGGAGCAACGGCGCTTATCTATTCTGGTGAAAAATACATGGCGACAACGAGTTCATGGCCAGAACGAATCAGTGGGTGGGGCTATTCAAATGCTGTTCTGGAAGAGCCAACATTTGTCAATACTTATGCTCCAACGGCGGGTACATGGACTGCATGGGGCGGAACCGTTACTGCCGGAAGCGCACATACTTATTGGTGGTTGTGGCTAAAAGGATCGATAAAAGCAACCTCGTTCAATATTTCATGCCTGGAAGCAAATAATGTTTATTTATATCTGGATAAATATCCCTATGTAAACCTGGGAATAGAAAATGGAAATTATTATTTAAATCTCTATATCAGAAATGTAAATACAACCGAGAAAATAAAATTAGAATTAACAATGGGAGCGAATGATACTCTGATTGTTGATTGTAAAAACAAGACCGTTACTCTGGAGGTGGCTGGAGAAAAACAATCCCATAATCTAATTAATGCACTCACAACCATAAATTCAGTTAGTGATGAATGGTTGACATTGGCTCCTGGAGAATCAAATGTTCTTAGTTTCTACGAAAATGGTGCAAGTGGATTGACCATTCAAACGACCTACGAAGAAAGAATGTTATGAGTCGAGTCCAATTGTTCGATCACTTCGGAATAAAGGTAGCCGAATTAGATATTAATGCTAGTAGGACTTGGAAAATTGGCGAATATGGACGTGGCGTATTTGAATTACCAGTGAATCATTTGAAGTGTACTGAAGAGAATTTACAATTCGGAAATCTGATTTATATAGATCATCCTAAATTACCTCCGTGGGGTGGCGTTATTGATGTACCGCGTGAATGGAATAGAAATACAGTAACTATAAATGCTTATTCTGCGGAATACATTTTGAAGTTTCGAAGAGATGATTCTATAAACGAATTGACGAATACGCCAGGAAATATTTTTAACTATATTATCAATGTTGCGAATCGAAATGGCGATACAAGGATAAAGAAAGATTATACATTATCTGAAGAGGAATCAATTGCTTGGGAACTGAATCTTTTGGATATGTATGATGAGGTTACGCGGTTGGCAGAAGATACAGAAAATGAATGGATATTAGTGCCACGAGTGGTTGATGGAGAACTGGAATTCTTGGCACAGTGGGCGAAAGAGCTGGGTGTTGAAACAAATTTCTTGCTCAAAGAAGGATTCAATATTGAGTCTGGAAATGCAATCATAAGTGAGAGTGGAGAAATAGCAAATGATATTTTAGGTACAGGAACTGGAACGACAAAAGCAAATAAACCAAAAGTAACTACGAAAGATCAAACATCCATAAAAAATTATGGTCTGCGTCAAACGTCACTAACGATAAACGAAAAAGAATATCAAGCGGTTGCCATAGCCACAAAAGCGGAGTTGAGCAACAAAAAGAATCCACAGAAAACCTTTTCTTTGGTGGCTCTGGATATAGGAGATACATGGAAAAATATTAATCTAGGAAATAAAATGTATTTACAAATGCGCAATGTTGGATTTCAGCATGGCGCATTAGGGTTGGATACAGAAATCAGAATAACTGGCATGACATATCAAGAAGATGAAAATAAACTTGAATTGAATTGTGAGGAAATACTATGAGTAAACTATCTGGCGAACTCGCCAAAATGGATGAGAAAAACATCCTGAATAGAATTGAAAAACTGGAAAAAACACTTAAGGGATTGCAGAATCAAACCGCAAGCATTAATGCCTTGGATGATCTAACAGATAATCTAGGCGATCAGAGGGCCGGAAATTTTCTAGCTACCAATGATGAATCCGGCTATCCTGATGGTGAAAATTATACCGGCTGTTTCATGTCTGCAGATGGATATACCATTGGTTCAGTAAACTACCATATAGGCGGAATGAACAATGGAACATTACAATGGGGAGCGAAAAATTCCGATGGTGGATTTGTTGCCGGTAGTGGTGCGGTGGAAATGGGTGCATCTGGAATTAACATAAATCAAACTGATGCGGGAACAGATAAGATAAAATTTTATAACAACGGCTCATTATCGGGAGAAGTTTTTGCAAATTTTAATACTGTTACTAACTACACCACCACATATGTTGCTTCGTATAACACCTCCGGAACTTTGGATCAATCTCAACTATTATTATGCGCATACGGTAATACAGCGGATGGATTGATCACTGTAACTCCTGACCTTATAGGACTCTATGCAACTGCTATAAAACTTGGAGCAGGAACTGCAATCTTAGATACCGATGGTCTTGTCTATTCCAATTCTTATACGCCGACTCTCACAAATGTACAAAACATTGCAACCGCTACCGCTTTTACCACATATTTTACACGCGTTGGCAAGAATGTGAGCGTATTCGGAGAAATTAACATCGGTGCTACGGCTGCCGGACTATGCGAATTAGACCTTTCTCTTCCAATAGCTTCAAACTTTACTAATCAATCTCAATGTGCTGGAATGGGAGCAAATTTTAATGACAATGTTATCTGTAGAATTGATGCAGAAACAACAAACAACAGAGCGCGCATGCTTTTTGTTGCGGCAGGAACATCCATTCGCACGCATACATTTAATTTCTCGTACGTGATTATATAAGGAGTGATAAATGATATTAATCGTCGATTACTCTAAGTGGCAGTCGCGCATAAAACCCGAAAAACTGATAGCCTTTGGTATCTCTGCTGCCATTGTAAAGGCTGGTGAAGTTTGGATTAATTATGAAAGAAAACCAGCCACTGACGATAAACAGTTTGACTATAACATGCCGGCGCTTTCGAGCGCCGGATTACCTCATGGGTCATACTATTATTATCACCCATCCGCAGGCGACTCTAAACAACTGCGCCATTATGAGGAACTATGGAAAAGACACCCCCACGATTTTCCGCCCGTGCTGGACGTAGAAGATACTGATGGGATGGGGCAATATGAAATCCAGCGAAGAATGAAAGTCATGCTGGAAGGCATGGAAGAAATAAGTGGAAGGAAACCTATTATTTATACTCGTAACGGATTCTGGGTGAATCAGGTAGGTAATCCAAAATGGTCAGATGATTATCAATTCTGGTTGGCGCAGTATCCGAAACTTACCAACCGATCAGTGAAGAATATTATCATGCACCAATTTACGGATAAACTAGCTGTTCCTGGTTGCCCCTCAATGGATGGCAATTATTGGATGGGATCCGAGAGTGATTTTTATGCGATGATAAATAAGAATGACGGAACCATCCCCTACCAGGTAGAACAGATTGCAGAAAACAGAATCAAGAAACGTATCTTTGCGTTATCAAAGAAAAATCGAACTTGGTTAGAAAACATTACGAGGTGAACATGACAGCATTCCCAACGGCAGCATTAAAGAAAGATATTGAGGGACACGAAGTTCGTATTCAGTGTCTTGAGAAAAAAGACGTTTCTCAAGACGAAAAGATCGCACAACTCGCTTCTGGCTTGTTGAACACAAATATGTCAACAAAGGACTTAGAAACGCGCCACGAGGCTCTGGAACGCGTTGTGATCGAATCTGGCGCAACTTTGAAGATTGTCCGTTGGGTGCTGGTTGCCTTTGGTGGATCAATTGTGGCTCTCATCTGGTCGCTCATCACAGGGCAAGCTAGCGTGATTTTTAATTGATTTTTGCTGTATAATAATCGCATAGGTTAACAGACAGGAGATTTATTTGGTAAAACAAATTAAAGACCAATACATTAAAACAGTGGATGGAGCAGTAACAAGTATCCGTATCAACGAAATCAAGGCCGGTTGGGAACAGTGGTATCTGCTAATGAGCGACAATCATCACGATTCTATCTACTGCAATCGAGACCTTGAAAAGCAACATCTTGAAGAAGCCAAAAAAAGAAACGCCAGAGTTTGTATCTTTGGCGATTTTTTTGATGCCATGCAGGGAAGGTTTGACCCGCGCCGGAACATGGATGAATTGAGACCGGAGTATAGACATTCCAATTACTATGACCTTGTAGTACAGGACTGCACGAAATTCTTTCTACCCTATACAAATCTGATTGATATAATTTCTGACGGCAATCACGAAATGGCTACATTAAAAAATGCAAATATCAATCTTACCGATAGACTTATTTATGATCTAAATAAAGAAACCGGAGTAAGTATCATTCATGGCGGTTATGGTGGATGGATAATTTTTTATTTAGATACGACAGGCAAAGGCGGGCAAAGTATAAAAGTAAAATATTTTCACGGTGCAGGAGCTGAAGCGCCGGTTACAAGAGGCGTGATCCAAACCAACCGACAAGCGGTTTTTCTGCCTGATGCAGATGTTGTTATTAATGGACATAATCACCAATCATATTATGTTCCCATTTCCAGAGAACGAATTTCTCGTGATGGAAAATTGTTTATGGATATTCAACACCATATAAGAATACCAGGCTATAAACAGGAATATGGAGATGGTTCGCGTGGCTGGGAAGTAACCAGGGGTGGAGTTCCAAAACCAATCGGTTGTGTGTGGATGAGAATGTGGTTCGATTCTATGGAAGGAAATCATCGGAATCACAACGGCAGAGTAAAACTCCAATTCATACCAGATGTTCAAGGGGCGGAACCGATCAATACTGGAAATGATCTCTACAATGGAAAATTATATGACGATGATCGAGAAAGGGAATAACAGAACACTTTCCTACTCTTTTATTGAAAAATATAAAAAGTGCTGTATAATGAAATTGGGTGCATTGATGGCATAGTTAGAGGACAACACTCGCCTCCTTTTGGCGATAGGATACCTCAAAACAGTGAGCGACCTGAACATCCATAGAACCTTACCATCCTGCATAGTCATTGACTCGGAAAAGCCCGCGACATTTGCGGTAAGGCAGATGACTACAGCCCCCCGATCTACTACCAGGCGCGGTTCTTGGTGGGTGTTCCAACATCATTTGTATAGTACTTGATGTGAGAGAGAATAGAATGTAGATATGCAGGCAACATTAGCCCTGACCCAGACCTAGTGATAGGGTCGTAACAGGGTCTTGACCATCTCGAACATGGGAATAAGAGATGGCTGCCTCGTCTACTAGGTGTAGAATGAAATCTGACGCCGCTCGAAAGGGCGGCTGATGCGTTTAATGTGGGGATAGTATACAATTAAGTATCCCGATTTCACATGAAATACGTTTCACTAAGTTATCAAAAGTGATAATTTGTTACAATTAGATTGATGAATCTAA